CGAAACGACCGGCAATTTTCCGGCTTCCGCCTTGCTCTCATATTGCGAATACAATTCGTTGAAAGCACCCGTCACCGTTCGCGCCTGGTGCATGAATTCCAACGTGCCGCCGAAGGCGTCCTTCGAATAAGCCAACAGCTTAAAACCACGCTTCCACTTGTCTTCGTCATCGGCTGATTCCGCAGGCTTCGGCGCTGCATTTTCCAGCGACGGGTCAGCAATAAAATCAACGTAAGTTCCGTTGTATTTGCTCCATCCGGTTTGCAGATTTTCCATATCGAAAACCGCCTTGAAGCCGGTCGGAAAACGCTTCTCGCCGTCTTGGCTTTTCATAAACCAGACGCCGCCTTGAGCATTGAAACGCAGCTTGTCGTAGAACTGACCGCCGCTGGAGCCGTCAGAAATTGAATCGAGATTAAGCGGCATGATTGTGTCCCTTCTCTATGTCTGTAATCTCGTCAAACTTGACGATAATTGTTTGATTGGATTGATGGTCTGCGACCTCAACTACTTGAGCGGCACGGTCGCGCGCAGTGATAACTCCACGTCCCACGTAGTTGCCTAACCCCCTGAGCGGCGTGTCCGTCAGTCCAGGTATCCGGCCAAACGTGTCGAGCATCTGTTGTGTTTCGTATTGGCAAATGTAATCCTTACCAAGATCGATTTCATCGATTTTAAAATTTGATTTCATGGTCCTGCCCGTTGCGTTTTTGAGGCTGAAACAAATCGGGATCGCGCAGTGTTAGCGCTTCCAACACCGCCGTCATCTGGACTTGCAGCTCCGCGACTTGCGCTTCCAGCCCGACGATGCGGGTTGCTGCTTTGTGTACTGGTGCCCTCCGATAGAGGACGCCGAATGTTTTTGTGCGCGTGTTTTTCACGGTGTTGGATGTCATCCCGCACTCTTGCGCTACGCGGACATCACTCCAACCGGGCGCGTAGTCGTAAAACTCCCCGTTTTCTTCCAAAACGGTTTCCAACAACTTTTGGAGTTTGAACCGCTCTTTTTGCGTTGGCTCTTTTCGTTTCATAATTTTTCTCTCATTTAATAAGGCACGTTTTCTCAAGCGCGGTGCCGGTTGGCGCTGCTACGGCTCCCGCTTAAAGAACCAGTAGTGTTCGTTGATGTCGGCCAGACGATCCGAAACGGTCTGGTGCGCTTCGCGGCACTCGACAACTTGCCGACCGAAATCGACAATGATCAGCGAGGCCGACGTGATGAGGACGAGGCCAGAGACAATTAAGACTCTCATGTCAGTAACCAAAGATTTCGCGCGCCTTCTCGCGCGTGGCTGGCGACGACCAATAAAAAGTGTCGAAATTTGGAATGACGACGGCGGCGGCTTCCTCGCGCGTCTGGAACTTGTCAAGAAAACGCATGAGCCGATGCGCGGTTTCGCACACTTCAAGCCAATCCTGATCGCTGTTTTCGAGCGGGTAGCGCGCGGCTTTTTTCGGCGTCACATACAAAAAATCGACGCCGCGATTTCCGCTCGCACGTTGGTAAATGCTGCCCTGCCTGCGGTGCGCTGCGCTAATGGCACTCGGCAACCGCGTCGTCGTTTTCAGATCGACGACAGCCTCGGCGAAATCGAAATCGGTATATCCCATGCAGGGGATTGGAATGCCGGGAATTTCGACCTCAACGCGGCGCTGATAGCCTTCTAACTTCGGCAGATCGCCGTCGAAAAATGCGACATATTGTTCGACCATCGCTTTGACGTTTTCGCGCTCGCGGTCTCGGGCTTCGCCATTGACCCCTAGCGCCGTGTTTTTGTTGAAAATGCTGACAGCATGTTCTACCGGGTCATCAAACTCGCCTGCCGAGTGTGCAAAATAACAGCCGTCTTCAACTGCTTTGCCTCTCTCCATCGCCGCGTTGCCAGGGTCATAGACTTTGTAGAGATACCGCAGCACCCAAAGCGCGATGTCGTTACGCGCGAGATCGAGGTTTGAATGGGAGAGGTGCTTGAGTTTGAAGCGCGCGCAAATTTCCTCGATGGCGCTGATCGGTAGCGGATCAAAAACTTTAACAGCCATCAGCTTCAGCCTTCGCTTTTTCGCGCTCGACGTACTCCATGAATTTGCGGTGACGGTCTGCGTCGCGGTTGAACCACATGGGCATTACGTCATAACGCAGTTCCATTTCCTGCACCCATTGGGCATAAGTTTTCATTTGATTAACCCCAATTGACGGAAAATTGTTTCGACGGTTTTTTCGGGCATGACATAAAGGCGCTCGTTACGATCTTCGCGGACGACCAGCATGTCGGCGTCGTCCTGGGCGAGGCTGTCGTATAAAAATTTGAAACCGCTTTTCTTGCGCTTGGCTTCGACCGTGAAGCCAGCGAGCAACAGGTCGCCCGCATACTCGTCGCCAAGTTGGTTTTTATATGCGCCGCTCCCGAAGACGCGGTTGCATTCGAGTCCGAGCTTTTGCCAATGGACGATACACTGTCTCTCTAGCTCATAGCCGCGCGCTTTATTTCTATTCCCCATCAAACCAATCCATTGCAGTGACTGCGCCATTAGTCGCTTTAGCGACCGCGCGAATGTTGTGGGGGCGAGGGGAGCGGCCTTCGGCCAGCCAGTAATAGACGGCCTTCTGCGACACGCCGATTTCCTTCGCCAATTCGCCGCTTGTCATCCCGCTGTCTGTTAGAAATTTCTGGAGCTTCACGTTTCACCTGGAAAAGGGGGGCGGCGCGCCGGAGAGACTGAAATGACGCGCCGCCAGGGGCAGGAGGAATGAATAGACCGTAACAGGTTGTTACGATAATCAAACTAGCTAAATGTTAAAAGATATGAAACAATGCAAAAAAAAGACAAAACCACAGGGCGCAAAAATGAACAAAATAAGGTCGCTTCGTAAGGAGCGCGGGATTTCCGGCAGCGAACTAGCTCGTAGAGTCGGGGAAGAGGCGCACACGTTGCGGCGTTGGGAACGTGGCGAGGTCAACCCACCGGATGCATCAAAGGCGCGGCTGGCTGCGTTCTTTGGCGTGTCGATTGAGGCGCTCCTGGGGTTTCCGGAGAGTGATATTTCCAGCGCCGCCGGTCGCGTGACGATCCCAGTCTACGGTCGCGCGGAAGGCGGCACCGGCATCGTCAACTTCGATCAACCGCCAATCGATCACATCCAAAAACCCTTGTACCTAGAGGCGGTTGACGATTGCTATGCCCTGATGGTGGTGGGCGAATCAATGGAACCGCGTTTCTTTGCTGGCGAAATTTTGATTGTTAATCCGTTCCGCGCGCCGCGAGCGGGCGACTTCGTTGTGGTGCAATATCGTCGCAACGGCGACGTGATGGCGATTGCCAAGCGCTTTGTGCGGCATACGGCGCAGACGCTGACGCTTCACGAACTCAACCCCGGCAACGATATAGAGATCGACGCGGACGCAGTCGTCGCCGTCCATTATGTGGCGAGCGTTCGCGCCGTCTGACACGCCCCTATATATGAAAAGTAACAGCCTCGCACGCGCGAGGTATTTTTTTGTTGACAATTTATCGCTAAATAAAATATTCCAAAACAGTAACAAAACTGTACACAAGGAATAAAAGCGAATGAGTGAGTCAATATTTTATACGCCGGAAGAGTTAGCCGTCGAATTGTGGGGGAAATTTACGTACAAGGAAAAAAATACCCTTTACCGCTACCTTCGCCATGACGTTTTCAAGCCACTCGAAGAAGCGAGCGGCTTCAAAATTTTGAAGGACAGCAATCGCTATCTGATCCCTGGCGGTCTGGTCAAAGCGATTAAGGAGCAGGCCGGATGAATGTCTGCCCCGAATGCCACGGCAACGGATTTCTGCAAGGCGACGATGGGCAAATCGATTGCCCAATGTGCGGCGGGTCTGGTGAAATTCAGATGCGGAAATCAATCACGCTTGAAGCGGGCAATCTCATCACAGGAGATCGCGCGGAAACGCATGGCCCCGTCGATGTAAATTTTGAAAACATCGGTGCGCTTTGGGCGGGCTATTTACGCACGCCCGTCACGCCGCTCGACGTTGGCAACATGCTCGCGCTTTTGAAGATCGCGCGCTCCAAAACAAACCCAAAACACCGCGACAACTATGTCGACGGCGCGGGCTATTTGGCGCTGACTGGCGAGGTGAATTTGTCGGAGATCGAAGAATGAACGTCATTAGGATTAATGAAAAAAAAGAAGTGCGGTTTGACGACTTCCGCGTTATTGCGCGGCAGCTTCGCCCCGGCTGCTGGGAACCGACCGCCGATTGCCCGTTTTCTGATCATCACGATCCGCTGCGGATGGTGCGCCAAGCCGTCGAAGACAATTTGATGATTATGGCGCAGCGCAAAATCGCGCCGGGGAAATTTGAGTTGCTGCTAAAGCCCACGGCGTCCCGGCGATGATCGACTGCGATTTCTGTGGAGCCGTTACGCGGGTAGTCGACAACAGATGCCTCTCTTGCGGGTTGCCGGTGCTGGGAGATTGGCCTGACGCAGTCGATGGTGTGCGCCAAATGTGCGCGACTAGCCAAAAATGCTTGACACAAGACAAAACTAAGTCAAAGGTAAGTGACTGACGGAATTGCAAGTTGTTGATTTTGCTTGTTTAAAAATTTAGTTGCGGACAGGCTCCCAGCCCGAGACCGGATAATTAAAATCCGGAATCGCAACTTAGTTTAAATAGCTAAATCAATAAGTTAGAAGGGAAGCCGTCGCTGGCTTCTCTTTTTGTATGTGCGCCAAATGTGCGTTTGTCATTGCGCTCACCTGTTATTTCGTCTTAGGCCACTGGACATTTGTGTCCAAGGAGGTAACATTATGTTACGATCAAAGAGGGAATGAAGATGCAAAAAAAATCAATTGAACAACTGGGAGAGACGCGCTGGCGCGTTTTTGCCCAAGTCAACGGCAGGCGTAAAAACAAAATTGTCAACGGCAGCGAGCGCGCGGCGCGGCGAGAATTAGAAAGGATGCGAGTTTTGATGAGTGGAGCCGATTACGTCGACAGAGCGACAGCGCCAACGATGCGTGAGGCGTTCGATATGTTTTTGCTAATGCAAAACGACCGCGTACTAAAAAATGAACTTGGGCAATCGTGGTATGATAGTAAAGAGCGCCACGCCCGCCAGTTTTGCGAAGTCAAAATTAGCGGACTAAGGGTTGGCGATATGAAGACCACCGACCTCACGTCTGATCTCGTCATCGATGAGATTGTCCCAAAGCTGCAAATCGGTCGGGTCAATCGCACGGTGCGGAAGCTAATTGTCAACGTCCAACAGGCGTTTGATTTTTTTGTGCGGAAACGGTGGTGCGTCCAAAATGCAGCATCGGGCGTGAAAATTTCAACGGCGGGGGAGGGGCAACATAAACGCCGGATCGCGCCAGCCGAAATGCAGTTCGTCATTAGTCACGCGCCAGAAAAATATCGCCTTGCGATTGAGTTTGCCGCGTATACGGGTTTGAGGCAGGGGGAACAGCGCGCGCTAACATGGGACGACATCGACTTTGACGACGGCGTTGTTCACGTTCGCCGAGCCGTCAAGTCTGGGGCGGGGGTCGGTAAAACCAAGACCGAAGCCGGG